GCATATTCAACTGGCTGAACAACTTTATAACCACCACTTACTGGTTGTGATTTAGCTAAGAGTCTATAAGTGACTACATTAGACTTAAAGATGTTATCCACCAACTGAGGGATATAGTGCTTTCTTGTGATGTGAGATAACTGGTCAAAATTAATAGTTCCTACTGGATTTGCCATTTTTTCACCTATTTTCTTTCACCGAAGAGACTATCTCCGTATTCATTCATTATGTAACTCCGTAAATCGTTTGGGTCAGTTAATTGAGGAGTTGGAACTTCCTTGTCCCCACTAGCTCTACCATCCGATTCCGGAATTGCTTTAAGTTTCTCTGCCTCTTCAAAAGCAGAGTGAGCCTTACTTATAGCACTTGTTTCAGCAGCATCAAAACGTGCAATCTTGTAAGCATCTTCCAAGTTCTCAATTCCTTTATCAACTGCTAACTCAAGTATTTCATCCAAAGCCTCATTATTGAGAGCTGGATAATTACGTTGTAATTCAGCAATTTCAGAATCAAGTTCTTTTTCAGCTTGCATAGTTGCAATCTGGTCTTGTAGCTCCTCGATGGCAGAATTTGAATTGTATTCTTGTGTTTCTGCTGGACTCTCGGTGTTCTGAACTATACTATCAGTCTGGTTGACACTAGGTAGTGAAAACAATGGATGATCGTCCCCGAGGAAATCCTTTAACGTGGCCATCAATTTCTCGTCTTGTTGTATCGACTTTACTTTCGCAATATCTGATTCAAGGTTTTTTCGATGTTCTGCGAGTTGCTGGTCACGCTCAGTATATGACTTCTGCCATTTTTCCTTATTAGAGCGATCATCCAAGGCAGCAAGAATCTCTTCTTGACTATATTCCTTGTCACCAAACTTATAACTGTCTGGTACTACTACCTCTTTGGTCTGCATATCATCTGTAGGTTTCTCCGATTCTACAGATTGGCTTGCATCAGCCTCTGATGCACTCTCATTGAGTGCCGGAGCCATTGATAATTCTTCGCCTTTAACTTCATTAAAGTTATCAGCTGGAGTAAATCCTTGTTCCATTAACGCAGCCTTTTCCTCTGCGGATATGTTTGCTGCGGTATTGATATTTTCCATTTTATATTCCTTTTATATTCGTTTGGTTTCCAATATCTATCAAGCCTTTGCTTGCACTTTATCTGGTTCTTCTTCCGCAACTGGGATAGGTTTCTTCTCTGGCAGTACAATTACACCTTTTACACTGCTATCAGTGTCTAAAGTGACTGTTTCAGCCTTTAATTGAGGTGCTATCCTATCCATTAATAATTTCCAAGCATTAGGTTGCCTATCGTCTGTATCGTCCATAGCAGCCGTAAATATCTTGTCTATAACATTAGGAACTGCTGGATGCTTACGTATTGCATCACCCCAGCCAGTTTTTGGTCTTCCGCCTTTTGATTTAGGCTTCTTCAAGACCTATTTGTCCTTGCATTTGTTGGGCCAGCTCTGGATTATTCTGCAAGTTTTCAAGAATAGCTCTAGGGTCGTTACCCATATCTGCCATACCTTGCTGCTCTTGCATCGCTTGAGCTTGTGCCTCTTTTTGCTCTTGTAATTTTCTCAATAGTCTTTCCTTACCGGGTAGCTCCATATGTTCAAGAATGTATTCTTGGTCTGTAAGTGCACCCATCTGAGCTAATTGTAAAATTTTATTTTCTAGGAACTGTCTATTTTCTGGTAACATAGAGCCAGCTTTAGCTCTTACTGCCATTTTACGTTCCTTAAATGCAGCACCAATAACATCTCTCATCTCAGTTACTCCATCTGGGTCCGTAACAGATACCCAGTGAATTTTATTACCAAGGTTTAAAAACATCATTAGCCACATTTGACCTAGTGTTTGTATACCTCTGTCAATCACTCGAGCTTTGTACTCAATCTTAGTTGTTGCTGCTTGTTTCATTATCTGTGCTTGTACACCAGAAGTAACATTGGTATCTCCTCTTCCTTGAGAACTAGGGTTAATACCAGACACCACTTCAAAAGCATCAGTAAGTAAATTATAAAAGTTAAATACATACCCGGGAACACTAGCTGGGTTCTGCATCTGTACGGCTCCGGGTCCTTTCTTTCTAATGATAGAACCGGGCCTATTTGTTATTTGGTCAGTAACTTGAGAAGTCTCATCCACTACCCACATTGGGTTTGATGTAAGAGCAATATTGTCAAGCACTTGGGACGTAATCTGGTCCAATGCTAGATTCAATCCCTTTAATCTTTTTGGCTCTGGTTTACCCCAGAACGAATGAGCACTACCATTGTTTTTTAGAGTAACAAACGGAAAGGGATGCGGTAAGCCATTATCACGATTAAAGAAAGGATATTTATATTCACCATCGTATAGCAACACGTTATTAGCAACGGTTGTCATTAATAGCTTATTGGGGTTCTTGGGGTCCCTCATATAGCATTCAATTAGTAGTGCTCTTGGTTCTAATTCTTTGTAAGCCTCTTGCTGGTCTTCAACAACAAAGTGTCCACCAGTATCAGTTTTTAATTTAGCTTTTTGACTTTGCTTATCATTCGGATCGTACTCTTGATAAAGTTTCATTGCCTCGTAGTCACCAAGCTTACTCTCTGGAGCCACGAAGTGGCCGTTTTCATATTTGTCTCTGATAATATGCAACGGAGTTGGAGCTGCATAAATAACATATTCAGCGTTTTCCATCTTAGTAGCACTTGGATTTACATAGAAAGCATATGGGTCCACAACATCACAATCTGGCATATCGTCCTCATTGCGAAAATGAACCTTTAAAACACCAGTACCGTACACTAAAAAGTCTAATAACCACTCTGGCATTAGGTCTGTCATACCTCTTACGGTCCATAATTCATCTAGGACTCCTTGCATTGTTTCAGCAATCAAACGGTCCTCTTCTGATTGGCCATATGAAATGACATCAATTTTAGGGGGTCTGGTAGAAAGTATTGGAATCATAGTGTCTATTGCACTGGCTATCATATCGATAGTCATTTGATTCTTATATTCTGGCAGCTTAAAGTTACCCCAGTGTTGTCCAGCGTAAAGAGACTCAGCCTCTCGCCAATGTTTCATTGTAGACTGTTTAGACTTTCGAGCTAAGACAAACTTCTTTTGAAGTTCTTTTATCTTTTGCTTAGTAGCCTCATCTGGGTTGTAATTCTTGGTAGCATCTTCAGCTCCAATTGGATAGAGTTCTTCAGCCACTAATAGCCACCGCCACCTTTACCTTTATTTGGTTGTGAGCCTTTCATTCCTTTCATTCCTTTTTTCTTTTTCTTGTTTTTAATCATTTCAAGAAATTTGGCTTTCTTGCTCATCTTTTTATTTCCGTGCATCAATTGACTCCTATTGCATCACTAATCGTTTTACGTATTTTCAATTTTTCTTTTTCATATAGAATGTCTTGAATAGCTACATCTATATCAAATCTCCACATTTTCTCATCTTCGGCAGAGACTTCATCCATACTAATATGGAACTTTTTCCACTTTTCGTCAACGGTATCATAGTAACTAACTTCTAACCAGTCTTCAACTTCTGATGGTAAGCTCATTTGCAGAATCCATTCTTTCTAAACTTTCGAGCTCACGTAATACCCAGCTCTTAGCTGGCAATGGTTTATCTGGTCTACCAATATGAAATAATAGATATCTAGTGGTATCCGCCAAATGGTCTTCCATCTTCGTATCTACGTCCTCTACTCTAAATTTATCGTGACTTAAACTTGGAATAGTTCTGATCCAGTTGTCACAAGTATCAAATATGAAAAGCTTTGGCCGCTTTTTAATTTTTTTCCTAGCAATATCACCATCCCAGTGCAAATACTCACGCATATTATTCCAGCCGTTTATACGGTCATTATTTGCTTTAACTATAGGTATACCTTTCATAAGCATTATATCAGCGATAGAGAGCATACTAGGCAGTTTCTCATCACTTCTATTAGTGTTCTGAGGGTTTCTAATCCACATAGCTGGGTCCCCAATAGTTAGATAAATATCTTCATCACCAGAGTACTCGATTATTCGAGCTATGTGATAGTCTAAATGTTTTTCTTT